AAAATTGTATAGTTCGTTGTGGACATGTCGGTATCGATAACCACGCTGTACTGCCCTGTTCCGCTCCTAGAAACTGAGGCTACGTTGTAGCTAGTACCAAGTAATGCAGGGCTTGCTACAGTAGTAAACCTACCAAACGCTTTAGGTATGAACTGCATCTTAGCTTCTAGCGCAGCAATCCTAGCTTCGTAACCTGATAATCCTGCAGGTAAAGCCGCTACTGCTGTGTTCATTGTGTTTAAATTAACAGCACTACTAACCGTAATATTATCAGTCTTAGCTTTTATGCTAGTAATATCACCATCTGCCTTCCGAACCCTAGCTCTGTGGTTTAAAGAAAGCCTTTGGGTTCTGTATTCGTGTGGACTGCGACCTCTCATTTTGCTAACCAAGCGACTCCTGCGCTAATTGCTGTTGATAGGATAGCTACTGCCCCTATCAGAGCAGATCGAGACTGTTCAAGCTCCCTCAATCTATCATCATGTCTTTGTATAGTCTCATTATGGGCATTAGTAATAGCTATTAATGCGTCCATCTTACCCTCTAGTCTACCTAGAGTTACATATAAGTCTTGTTCTTTATCAGTCATCTTTCCTCCACATAGTTTCATCTATGGTATCATCAGATAGTTTGCGACCTAATGTCTTAAGCCAACGTGATCGTTCTCTATCCCATCTTGTTCTTTCGTTATCAAACCTTAGAGATAACTCCTCCATCTTTTTCAATAGGAAACGTTCTCTAATAATAGAATAAATAACCCAACAACCTAGTACGCCGTAGTCTACAAGTGATTCAGTTATATTCATTAGTTTGCTCTAGATTTTTCAGGGAATGCTTCTTCAATCTTATCGTGTAGCCACGAAAAATACATTGAGTTTTGATAAGGTATAACTTTTCTTAAATGTCTATAATCTTGTTTGCTTCTCTCGTAGTCTTCGTTAAAGGCAGGAGCAATAATACCTCTACCTACACCAACTAAACCATCAATGATGTTTCCTGTAGGGCTTCCGTCAAGACTGAACATACCTGAAGATAGTCCTGAACTTCTACCATGTGAGAACACACCTTGATACCCACCGAACTGAGCCATAGTATCTATTAACATTGGAAGGTGGGTAGCGTATCCTGATCTAAAGAACGCACCCTTAACTAACTCAGACATTTCTGTATACTTTTCTAATTCTTTTGGTTGGTTTCCATACTTAACATTCACGATAGCTAAGTAAGATAGCAGTCCAAAGAATGTATTAGTAGTAAACGAAGCTAAAGATCTAGCGTCTGCTGCTTGTAGGTTAGATAGTAGTTGAGTTTCATAAGAACCAATAGTAAAGTTACGGAACTGAAACAGTAACCTTCCGATTGGATTCTGCATAATACGAGGCAACTGACCTCCATGTGTTTGATGGATAACTTTCTTAGTATGAAGTACAATAGCTTCTTTCATAGCTGCTGCTGCTTCTCTTCCTTCTGCTCCTGCCCAATCATCAAAGTTAAATCGTTGTAGTTTACTGTTACCTTTACCTTCAAACTTAGCATGTTTCTTAATATGCTTCATTATTGTAGTAGTCATCTCAGGACTTAATCCGATCTGAGCTAAACGTGTTTGAGAGTATGGCATTACACCTTTTAGAGTTGCGTTTAAAAACTCTTGACTGAATAACATAGCAGCGTACTGTCTTTGTATAGTATCAATAGGAGTTAATAAACCTAATTTAAACGCTCCGTTCTGTAGATTACCTATAACAGTTTCAACTTTACTCATAGCTTCACCTGATCCCATTGGGTGGTGTTCAAGCATAGCAGCAATTTCCCTAAAGAACCTACCTTCTGTGCCTACTCCTGTAAACATAGCTAGTTCTCTTTGTAGTTCACCGCTTATTCTACCTGTTCTTAAATCGTTAATTAAACGAGGTAGTTCTTTAACGTGTTGTAAGTAAGCTCTAAGGCTAGAGTGAGCCATAGGTTGCCCTAGTTCAGCAATCGCAGCTAAACCAAACGAACCACCATAGGTAGCACCTGCAAACTTCTGAAGCATTCGTGCGTAAAGACCTAAGTCAGAAGGTTTTTCAGTAACATATCCACCGACCATCTCTCCCATACGCTTCATCTGATCTCTTATTCCTTCTATTTCTCTTGGGTTTCTACCTTCAGCAATAGCTGTTCTTTCTACAAAGTCAGTCATTTCTTTCCATGTAGCAGGGGCAGGATTTTCAGGAGTAGATAACCCTCTTAGTTGGTTAAACTCTAACCCTATCTTTCTCATCTCTAAAGCTCCATACACTTGACGAATATGTCTACTCATAACTCTCTTAGCGTTGTTGTCAAAGAAATCAGTTACTTTAACTGAGTGCATTTTGCCATCTTTACCTAGTACATCAGCCGTATATCCTTCATCTATTAAAAGTCTATGTCTTAAGTGTCTAGGATCTTTAGAAGCAGACTTAACTTTTGTTACTTTTAAAATCCTTTCACGAACTTTTGACTCAACACCTAGTTTCTCTAAGTAAGACTCTAACAACAAAGCAGAGTTATCTCCTAAGAACCCATTGCTGTGGTAATCTACTGCATAGTGTCTAGTATTTATATTAGTTAGATATACATTAGCTAACACTTTAGCTTCTTTAGGTTCTATTTTAATTCCTTCTTTTCTATAAGCACTTAAAATAGCTTTAGTTACAAAATCATCTAATGCTCCTCTTGATGATTGATTTATCAGACGAGTAACGTTTGAAGTTAAGATACTACGAGGGAAGTAGTAAGGATTATTAAAAGGCTCTGCTAACATTCCTTCACTAACCATTACTTCTTCTAATTCTTTTAGTGCTTTCTTAACAGCTTCTCCTACTTTCTTTACGTTTTTATCCTTACCTTTATATATACCACGAACAGAGTCAGCTACTAACGCACCAAACTCATTCTCTGATACACCTGTTCCTCTTTGAACTACACTAGCACTTGATTGAGACACCCACATTCTATAACCTGCGAGGTAGCTTTCTCCTAATTCATGGTACATAGCATACGTTTTCATCTCAGCACGAGTATGCCCTGTCATTCTTTGAGGTACTTTTAAACCTGTTACTGCATCTATCTTAGCTATAGAATCCTGTAAGATCCTGTGAGAAAACCAACGTATAGGAGCGTGAGCTGTAGCATGTCCTGTTTCAGCAGTAAAGCTAGTATGTATCCTACCAAACCAAGTCTTAAATGATCTTAACCAACCTAGTCCTGCTCTTGGAGCGCGTTCCATTTTTGCAACAACTTCAGCATCAGAAGCAGGTTCAAGTTCTGTTTCTACTTTCGCTTCTCCTTCTACCTTTGCCTCACCCTCTACTTCTACTTTAGTTTCTGTTTTTGTTTTTTGGGTTGCACGATACTTTTGGATTAAAGGTTTTGTTTCTATTAAAAACTTAGGTATAGTACCCAACTTATACTTCAGGTTAGTGTTATGTACATAATGTTCACTTGTTTTCTTGCCTTTAAAATTTGCTCTTACAGCTGCTACTAATTCATTTGCTAAAGCTTTAGGATTTGGTATACCTACTGCTGTTAAATACTCTAAAGCATCTGCCCTAGCTTGTTTATTTTTAGAAGTACCAAGAAACCATAAAGCTTTGTCTACAGGAGTTTTAAACTCGACAACAATAGCTACATTACCTGCCTTTGAAGCTTCTTCAGGTAGTACAATTTTACCTATATGAGTATCTCCCTTCTTGTTTATTCGAAAAGGTAAAGGAACTTCTACTTTTTTAGGCTCAGTTTTAACTTCTACAGTTTTAGTTTTCTTTCCCTTAACACCTGTATTTATTTCAACAGATGTAGCACCTTCTTTAGCTTGAGCTTTTATGTTCTCTCGTATCTCTAAAGACCGTTGCTTAATGTTATCTACTCCTGATTCTTTTAAGAATGCCTCTGCTTCAGCAGTTGTTTTCTTGTTTTTACTTCCGTATATATATAATGCTTTATCTATATCAGATGCAAAAGATAATTCAATAGGTGTCTTACCATAATTATATCTTGGCTTTCCTTTAGCTATACTATTAGGAACTTTTATAGGAACTTTTATTTTGTGTACTTTTTTAGGTTGAGGGTTCTCTACTTTTTCTTTAAACTCTTTTAACTGTTCTACTAAATCACCTTTTTTCTTGCCTGTGTTTTTAGGTTTAAAACCGTTAGCTTTAAGATGTTTTAATAGTTTTTGCATTTCGTTATGATTACCAAAAAGCTCTGCTTCATCATGCTTTCTAATAGCTTCTATTAAAATTTCTTTCTTTTGATTGTACTTAATGCCTAGCTTCCGATCACTAGCTGCTTTTTGAATATCACGATAACTTCGATCTTCCCAACGCGCACCTAATAATTTATCTTCAGCAGCTTTAACTTCAGGGTTTATTTCCTGTCTTACAGGTTCAATAGGTTTAGTAGACTCATCAGGAATAAGTTTATCTATATTCCTAGCGTCTTCTTTTGATAACTCTGCTTCAGTTTCTTCCGCTTTCTTAGCTTCTTTCCTAGCCTGTTTGTAAGTCTTAACACCTTTTATTTTTCTTAACTCAGGGAATATTTCTAAAGCATTTTCAGGTATTGCTCTACCTTCTTCTATAGCTTTAAGATGTTGTTTCTTAATAGCTTCTAATCTTTTATTGAAGATCTGTACTTCAGGTCTGTTTACAGCTCTATCATATAATCTTTGCGATTCCTTAACACCTTCTTGAGCAGCGTCTCTTTTCTTCTTAGCCTCAAATGCTTTACGAGCTTGTCTTCTTCTAGCTACATTTAATCCTCTTTGTCCTTTGTTAATACTTTCAATAGCTAAGTTTATTTCTTTCTGTAAAGGTACAATACTTTCTGTATTTTCTTTAAGTCTCCTAGCTTCAAAGTTTAAAACATCATCTAATACTTTTTGTTGTTTTTTAGATAAGTGTTTTCTAATACGTTTCTGAGCCATTCGCATTATGTTACGATCAAACGTACCATGTTTTTCTGCAAAGGCTCTGTGTATTTTACTTGCACCGACTCTAGTTCTTTTATCTAGTTTTGTTAGTTTAGTTCTAGCTCCAAACTTAAATTCAACAAAATCTAGCAACGCAGCAACATCATCTCCCATTAACGCAGCGTTAGCATCAGGGTTGTTTTTAAGACTTTCAACTAATTTTAATGTACTTTCTTTTAGTGATTGTATTTTTGATTCTATCTTCTGAACCTTCTCACGCGCTACATTTAAACGCCTTTCTGCCTTATGCATTTTATTTAACAAAGGCTCTACTTTTTCAAAAGGTTCTTTTATTACTTCTTCATATTGTTTCTTTGCGTTATCAAACTCTCTTTGACTTTCTTTAAGTCTTTCTTTACGTTTATTTAAAACTCTTTGTTGTTTAAACGCTTGGAAAAAAGGAGAAGGTAAAGGTTCTGCTAAAGGATCTGCTTTGTTAGCGAGATACTCAGAGAATCCTTCAGGTCTTTTCATTACCATTTCACCTGTATCCATCTTAGCTTTCATAGCAATGTATTTCTGAGCTAGCGCTTCATTACCGTATTTAGCTACTAACTCAGGGTACTCTACTAAAACCCAATCAGGAACAGTAAGATCATTTTTAAGGGCATCATCAACGTGTTGCCTGTGTGTTTTTTCTCCATTCCACCTATGCGCTCTTTCTTCAAACTGCTTTCTAGTCATTTGAAAAGGTTGAGAACCAACTCTATACCTTTTAAATAACGTACCAAGTAATCTTCCACCTCCACCAATACCTGCGCCAAACGCTGCACCCATCTTCATGTGATGTGGCACATCTTCTAAAGAAGCAATAGGACTTTCAGCAGCTTGGTAAAGACCTACACCACCCATACCTACTCCTAACCTTGCTCCGCTTTTTAACGTATGAGCTGTAGTTTTGTATAAAGCTTGCGCTCTGTTGCTTCTATCAGCAGACGTTCCCCATTTGGATAGTCTACGAATAGAGTTAGATTTTAATATAGCTTTACCTAACGTAGCACCTGCTGCTCCTTCAGTAGCTATAATAAGACCTAAAAACAAAGGGTCAAGCATAGCAATACCAAATCTACCTGCCATGCCTGCGCCACCATAACGAGATAAACTTTCTTGTAGTTTTAATCTGTTAAGAATATCTTGTTTAATAAAATCAGCTTCTTCTTTTGAGTCTGCTGCTGCAATTTCATGGTGAAAATCTTCAGGAATATCTTTAATTATTTCTGCAAAAGAATCAGGAGTAAACCTAAAAGAATGATCAGGCTTAAACCCATCATCACTTATAGTTTTAGCAAGCTCGTATATAGCTGTATCCCCTCGTATAGCCTCAGAGACAAAAGATTTAATTCCTTTTACTTGACTGTGCACATACTGTGATCGTGCTTCAGTCTCTTTATCTAAACTTGTTTTAAACCCTCCTCTTCCTGCTGCACTAAAGTTATCTGCTCGAAGAGGAGTGTCCATTAAGTCTCCCATAAGACTAGGAGTCTTTAACAGATCTTCATAGTTCTGTCTGTTTTGTTGGTTTATCTTCTGTAACTCCGCAGTAAAATCCAAAGGATTCGGAACTTCTGTAGATTCTACAGGTTCTTGTTCTTCTACTGTCTCAGCAACTACACCTTCACCATTTACCATTACGCTCCTCCTAATGAACCTACGTCGAAAGTTCCATCAGCATATTTCTGCATTCCTGTTCCTTCGTAGAAACTGTCCCTATGTTGTTCTTTTAATAGTTTCTGCTTTTTATAATCTTCATCAAAAGTCTCCATTAATTGCTCTATCGTGTAGTTTGCTTTGTACCCTGCAACAGTAATAGGCGTACCTGTTTCTGTATTAACAAAATAATATGTTGGGCTTGTGCCTTCGTTACCGCCTCTTGACTGTAAAGAAATGTTTATATCAGGTTGGTAAAGAAACACTTTTTCATCTAAATCAAAATCTTCTAAACCTGTGCCGTCTAGACTACCACTAGCAGGTAAAGGTAAACGGTCATGCTTATCTCTAAACATATCAATAGCTAAATTGTATACCTCTTCTTTATAAGCATCTTTTACTCCTTGCATTTGTACAAAGCTCCATCTTGATATATGGACAGTACCGTCAGCTCTTTTAAAATCTTCCCAATACTCCGCAGCAAACATTTCCTCATTTATAAGTCCATCTTTTACAGCTTGGGTAAATATATCATTAACTTCTTTATGATCATCTTTATACTGTTGAAGTAAATTATTTATACCTATATTATTTATAAGCTCATAACCTCCGTTCACGAAGTTCTTTTCCTGTTGAGACAGGTTAGTACCCATAGGTAAAGCAAGAGGTCTACCATTTACCTCGACAATATTTGAATCCTCAAACATTTTTTCTGCTCTTTCAAGAGCTTTTTCTACTCCAAGACTAGGAGTTTCTCTTAATAAAGAAACAGCTGTATCTCTAAATAAATTAAACATATCAGGCATATCTGCATAATCTTCTAAGTTATCTGTAATGTGGTCTTGTACTTCTTTATTAGTAGGTACAACAATATTATCTGATAAATTTACATTAGGTAACTTAGCTATAGCTTCTTCAAAAGTTAAACCTAAACCAAGTTGAGTTTGTAAATAATCAAACGTAGCTACAGTTCTATCAGCTAAAGACAATCTATTTAATCCGTCTTTTTGTTCAAATGAAGAGTATAAATAAAATGCCTGTTCAAACCTAGATCTCATTCTAACTCCTTCTACGCTGTCTAAGGAATCAATAGCAGTTCTTCTTAACATATTATCACTTGCGTTGTTAATTATGTGAGATGTATTATTAACAGTTTGATTTGTAAACACACCATTTTCTATCACAACTTCACTAATGTAATCAGCTTCCATTGCAAAGTTCCTCGTACCATTATCATTTTTAAGGTTTGGATTTGTACTTGCATCTACATATAAAGCATCTTCTACTCCGTTAATAACTTTTCTTTCTGTAATATTTTTATATCCTGCATTGGTTAGGTTTTCTTTTACTTGTGAAGCTGACAGTAAGTTTCTACTAGACTCATCTCCAAGCGAAGCGATCCTTGCGAACTCTGCTGTTTTTTGTATAGTAGTCCCATGCTCAACCTCTGAGTCAAAGTTTCTTAAAATAGTTTGTTCTAGAGCTAACCCCTGTTCTTGAGTTAAAAAGTCTCCTACATTATTTCTAATCATGTTAATAGCATTTACAACTCGTTCTTCTGTAGTAGCTCCTGCTATTTGTTCTCCTCTAATTTCTAAAGATTCTGAAAGAGTAAACATATCCATTTGTCTTAGATACCCATACCTTTTATCAAGTATGTTTTTTTCTATACCTTCTCTGCTTTCTTCATATTTAGATAAGTATTCATTTGTATCTACAAACCGTCCTGTACCAAGAGTAAGTTGTTCTGCAACCATCTGAACAACTTCAGGATTTACTCCTGATTCTAATGCTGTTATAAGATCAGTAGCTACAGCTTTGTTTACTTCTTGTTGAACTGCGCCTCCCATTTGGTATCCTCTATCTAAAACTTCCTGTAAACGAGGAGCAATTTGAGTAGTAGCATACTCGGCATTTAACCTGCTCTTTACTTCTAACGCTACTCCTACATTTGTTAAATCTGATTCTGTTATGTCTCTATATGATTTACTAAAAGTAACATTACCATCTTTGTCAGTCAATGTAACTGTTTGCCCATTGTCATTTTCATCAACTAAAGAATTTTGTAAGTAATTAAAAACATCTTTAGGCTGTAAAAAGTTTATTGACTCATTTATATTGTTTGACATACCTAAAGCAGCAGAAGTTGATTCTTTCATGTCTGTTTTAAATATAGTTTTTCTATACTTAATGCTGTTTAAATTGTTAGTATTGATATTTTCTAAGTACCAATCTTCACGACCTACATTAAAAGAATTTAAAGCAAGACCTTCAAGTTTGTTTTCTTGAATAAATTTACTTTCTTGCTCCATTAGAAACTGTGGAAAATAGTCCTCTGCAAGATTTAAATTTTCATTTAATTCTTTTTCCATATTCCATTGTTCAACAGCATTCTTTCTAAATCTATCTCTAAGAGCTACGCCTCGCCCCTCTTCAAATCCTGCCATTGCTGCTTCAGTAGTTCCTCTACCGATCTTAAACTCAGGTTGAGCTTCACCTAGTTCTTTACCTGCTTCTTTTTGAAACTTCTCTTGTTTTTGTTGGAAGTCCATTACAGTAAAAGCAGTATCACTAAGTTTACCTATACCTTCTAAAACGCTAAGATCAGGTTTAGGAAGTTGAGGAGTAGAGTAAGTATCTGTTATTTGTTGTTGAGGCTTAACAGGTCTGTACCCAAAGTCTCCTTGTGTTTGTTGTCTTTCAGGCATTATCTATTACCTCCGATCTGTAAATCTCTAAATTGAAAAGTTCCGAATGGGCTATATGCTTCCCAATTACCTAAGTTGTAAGGGTTGAAAAAACCATCATCTGCAAAGTTACCTATAGTTCTAATGCCAAGAAAATTACCCCTAGCAGTAGATTTAGGTAATTGTAAATGTGGGAACATAGACGCTGATGGTGTTGATGCTATGTTTGCTACAGGGTCAAAGGAAGGAAAACCTTTAGGGACACTTGTGTACAATTCATCTAAAGGAGCTTGTAACCAATTTTGAGGCACATCTCCAAGTGGAGTTTTAAAAGTAGGTACATAACCTTCAGGAGCTACAGGGTCAGCAGCTTCAATACCTGATTTCATTTGATGTGCTTGTATAGCACCTGTAGTCATTTGAGATAATGTATTCATAAATCTTCCTGCCGAACTAGGTTCAGGAGGTGCTTGTACTGCTTCAATACGAGACTGAGCTTGTTGTCGTATTGCTTCTTTATTTTGTTCTGCCATTGCGTCTGCCCAATCTGCTTCTACTTTTCTAACACCTATAGACTCTAAAGCATCTCGTTCAAACCCTTGAGTTAAAGCAACTACAGATTCTCCTGACACGCCTCCTTTTGCAGCTCTAACAGTAGCAGCAGCTTTAATAGCAGCAGCTTTCTTAGCGATCATAGCTATCTCTTGTCCACGAGACATACGCTCTTGCATTTGTCTAGTAGCTGCTTGTCTTTGTTGAGTACGCATTGACTCAAGCGCACTCTTTGTGCCTAGTTCTTCTAGGTCTTTTCTGTACCTCCAATTAGCCATAGCAGCAGCGTTTTCTGCTCCTGATTTAAGCATACCCATTGCTGCTCCTGTCCATGCTTCGGGACTACACATTAGACGCAAGCCCTCGCAAACTCATAGAACTTTCTTTGTTCAACACCATAATTTACCTCTCTTAGGGCTTTAAACCCTAACCATTTTAACCATTTAATATGTACTGTATTCCTTACATCTACATAGTTAGCAAGGACATCATATTCTTTTTCTTGTTCTGCTAATTCTTTCTTCGAGTGTTTTAAGAAAAAAGTCTTAGCCTCTTTAATTTTATTTGTACCTAACAACCATACCCAACCTACGTTTAAATTATCAGACTGAGCGTTTACTACTCCATAAATAGCAGCAGGATCTCCATCAACTACAAATGTTCTTGGGTTGTCAGAGTTTTTAATACCTTCATAGAGAATATGAGCTGTGTCTAAGTTCTTACCTAGTACAGCTTGGAGTTCGTTCATGTCCGCTTTTCTTAGATTATGTGCCATCTTAATAGCATCTTCTACTTCTGAGTTACGAACTATAGGTATCACACTCCTGCCCTCCTGCTCTTTGCGTTAAACTGACCTTCAAACTCAGCCGAAGATAACTTAACAGGATAAGAAGCAGTAGAAGTAACAGTCATAGTATAGCTGTCATTCTTAGCATGTATAGGGACTCTAAAGTCTCCCGAATCTATTGGAGTTGTTCCTTGAGTAGTAATGCCTGCTTTGTTACTATCAGCAGTAAATGTATATGTATAAGTATTTCTACCTGCTGCTGATACCGAAGTAGTAAACGTATTTGTATCTGTGTAAACTAGATCTGCCGAATGTACTTGATATCTACCTGAAGTAACAAGAGAAGAACCACCGCTTGCTGTTGCTCCTTTAAATAAAGGTTGAGCAAACTCATACGTCATTGTGTATTGTTTACCAAACCAATACTGAGTAGCAGATACATTACCTGCAAATATAACTCGTGTTCCTGTAGCAACAACTGTGTTAGAAGATTCAGGAGTAACTTCTGATATAGACGTACTAGAATCTGTAGCTTTACTGTAGACTTTAAAGTTATCATTAGTGCCTACATAGTAAGGTAAGTCAAACCAAGTCTTGTTTGAGCTTGAGTCGTAGTGTACACGAACCTCATTAAAGATTCCTGTATGGTCTTTATTTACAGCACCTCCTGAAGAAACCTTACAATCTAGTAAAGTTAAGACAGAAGAATTATCATCAGTAATATTAGACCCTATCTTCATAGATAAACAATCCCAACCATTCCAATTAACACCTGATTTAGTAGGCATACATGTCATATACAAAGTATCATCAACGACGTGGATTGAATCTATTTGAGCTGTTGCGTTAGACACTCCGTTTGTTGTGCCTGTACCAACGTAAGGTAAAGTTACTTCATATTTAAACCAAGCTGACTGCACTCTTTTTCTATTCATATCTAAATATTTGTAGAAATAAAGTGTGTTATGTTGAGTACCTGCTGTTGGTTTAGGCAAAACAACTAACAAGTTTTCTTGTGGAATTACTGCAAGTTGTTTTATGTTGCCCTCTAAGTAGCTAGGTATATGCTCTGCTATGTTGTAGCTGCTATATATATCAGCTTCAGGATTTTCTATAAGCATGTTGTGAAACCCTGCCTTTGTTCCTTTTCTATGTGGAAACATTAAGTTAGATCCTAACACAGCAGGTTTACAGTTTCTATCGCACTCTGCTGTTCCTGTTTGAGATATCGCTACAGTTTTTGGAGTAACTGCTTGTCTTCCTGCCCCTAACACATATTGAGTTTGTTCATCAAATAGTATTAAGTTAGCTTTAAAAGGTACTCCATGTCTTAACTTTGCAACATTTGTAGAAGGTACGTTTACATCTATAGGAGCTGTGTCTAATAATTGCAGTACAGTTACTTTAAAAAAGTTAAAAAACTCTCCTGATTCTGATAGACAAACACTACCCCCTGCAACAAAACCAAGTCTGTTTTCAAAAAAGAAAACATCTTCAATTTCTTTCTCAACAAAAGAAGGATTAGGATTTGTATTCTCGTCCCCTGCTTTACGCTCGTTCCATGTATATGTAGAAAAATCAGGAGCTTTATAGAAACTAATTACATCATTATCATTCCAATCACCTGTTCTTCGACCTCCTGATTGAGTAACATCTCCTTCTATTTTAACCGTTACAGTTCCGTCTGAAGCTACTGTAGCATCTTCAAAAACTTTATAAGTATATCTTGGAGAACCTGCCCAACCATCTTGATCAAAGTTTAAATCAACTGAAGGGTGGGACGTAGTAGTATTAGGGTTTTTAGAGACTAAAGTTCCTGCTGTTATTACTCTACCTGCTGTCATATTTTCTAAAGCAACTGTGCTGTAAAAATCTGCACCACCTGTCATACCTGCTATTGTATGGTGAGTGCCTCCTGTTTGAGTTATAGTTTGGTTTCCTGCTGTGCCATGTAAACTTGCTGTTAAGGAAACTGTGTCAGTAGATACAGAAGATGTAAAGTTTAATCCTGCTTCTACAATAGCTGTGCGTATAGCTGCTGCTACTGCGTTGTCTCCTCCTGCATTAGTTACATACCTCCCATCTGCAAACGTACCTGTTGTAGACCCATGAAATTTAAGAGTATAGGCGTAGCCTTCATAATCAGTTAAAACAATAGTGTCATCATTATCAGGCGCACTATCTACCCTAATACTACCTGTAGCTTGAGTACCTTCGCCTCCTGTATGAGTAGCATTAGCAGTCATTTGTCCTGAGTCTATAAAATCTCCAACTGCTGCGTTTTCGTTTTCTATTCCTCTTATAGCGTTTGTCGCTGACTCTCCTGCTAATACTTTATCTTTCCAATCTATGAATCTAGGAAACTCTCCGTCTAGTTTTCTTAGTTGAAACGTACCATCACTTTGTCTTATTAAAACTACAGGCATAGTTGAGTAGTCATACTTATATGGGATCTCATCTCCTACATCTTCTACCCAAGTACCTTCTCCGTATTCTGTATCTTCTCTAGTTCTAAACGTAGCGTAGTAATCATCTACTATAGACTCAGCATCTCCTGATATTTTTATTTTAAAACCGTCATAACAAGAAGCAGGAAGCTCTGAAAAATATTGTGTTTTTTTATGAAAGGCTTTAATAAAAGTATCAGATACAGAATCATTTGCTTCGATTGTAAAAGGTTCTGTGCTTTCACATAATATAGTAGAGTCTTTAGCAGTAAACACCATATTTGGAAAAGCAGTTGAACCTGTTTGTTCTACTTGTAAAGTTGCAGTTCCCCTACCATCTTTGGTTGTATCGACTGTATAACTTTTGTGAGGAGCATACATAATACTTCCTCCTGTTTTTCTAGTTTTAAGTGTAATTTGTTTATTTGAAGCATCTGTACTTTCAATATAATAAGTAACATACGCTGCAAAAGATTTATTGTTATTTTTACTTGAGCTACTTATAGTTTGATTTGGGTTATACATAAAGTTAGAAGCAGTAGATGTTCCTAAACTTGTAAACCTTACAGCTTTATCTACTACATATTTATCAGTCCAAGTATCACCACCTGTAACATCAACTGTAAATTTTAACTTAGCTGCACTTTGATAAACTGAACCGTCAAAACTAATATCATTTGTTCCTGCTTTATTATTATCTGATACACCATTTAAAATAACTGAATTATCTTGATACCAACTTTCTGCATTACCTCTTAGTTCGGTAGCTAATGCATCAGCTATGTAATCAGTTTGAACTTGAGCAGAAAGTGTGGCAGATGTTGTTATACTTTTAGTTGTTCCGTTAATAGTTACTTTATAATCTGTATCATAATCACCTTGCCTAACGTGAACAATAGCATGTTCAGGTAAAGCATCTGTTTCTGTACTGTCCATATTGACAGTCTTTTCTTTATTGACAATAATAGTTGCATCACCTATTGTTACAAATTTAAACGCAGTCGTTGGGTTATCAGCACTTAGGTAGTTTCCTACGTCTGCGGTATTAACCCCTGCACGATATCCATTTTCTAGATCATGTACTGTAAAAGCTACGCTTGGGCTTGCACCGTATTTTAAAATAGAGACTAGATATTTTTCTTGATCATCTCTATTGATTACATGGTGCGCTCCTCCTAAATAAGTATTAAGCGTTGTTGATTCTCTCCACCGAAAATCTGTAGGGTGTCTTTTAATTAAACCCTCTACAGGAGAGGGATAAGCATTAGTCTGTTGCTTGCATGTGTTATCTACACGAAGAGCGTCTGACTGTTGAGACACTCCGTTTAACAGGTTAGGAAAAGACTTATTAAATAATGCCATTATGTATTAACAGAACCTCTTTTGATAACTCTAAAGGTAGATAGTGAATCAAATATAGAGTGGTCAGCAGTCTCGCCTTCCCAATCTTTTAGATCAGCTAATGCTCTTAGCTCATCTGTTTGCATAAATTTGTGATGTAACTGTGAGCCTACTACCCTATCTTGGTACACCCTAGATGATTTAATAGTAATGTAATGTTGAGCAGCGTGAGGCAAGTAAATAAAATCATAAAAATAAACCACAGTAGCTTCGACAGCACTTTCAAATTCATAAGTTTTATCTTTCTTATCATATAATCTATACTCTCCTGAAGTATATTTAACTATTACATCTAATCCATTTTCATGTGCAGGGGCAAGATCAATACGAGCAATGTCAGTACCTAATACAATATGCTTATCTCCTGCGGGAGTAAACTCTACTTCGTATTCAGTATTAAAATGCCAACCTTGAGCCTGTACTTCCTTGTTTACTTCATCAAGAATCTGCTTCGCCATAACGACATCAGCAGATGATCCTGCATCTAAAATAGATTGAGTAGTAGGAGACTCACCAATAGCAGACAACATTGTGTTAATCGCTGCTAAGTGAGTACCACGAGCAGGTAATGAAGTTGCCATGTTAGTAAGTTATGTGGATTGTAATATTGTTTGCGCCTGAGTGTTTATTCTTAACAGAAAGTGAAGGAGGCATTAAACTTCCTCCAATTAAACCACCACCGCTTGAAGTAGGTTCAACAATATTTAAACCAATTCCTGAGATAGAACGTGCGATTCTAGCTGTAGCTTCGGTGTCTACATCAATCTCACCGTTTTCGTAACCTGCTATATAAAACTCTGCTGCTGCTGCTGTGCTACAAGTAACATGAACAGCCTTAGCACCTGCTAAATCTACAGGATAAGTGTGAGCGTCAGCGGCTACAGAAGCAAAATAATAAGTAACTGCTGACTTTATTACTGTTCCTGTAGCAGGGTCATTTCTTGTTTTGTCATAAACAAGCGTACCTTGTGAAGTTATTGCCATAATATAAAAATTTATTTAAGGGTTAATGGAGGGTATCAACGGATACCCCCCAAGAAAAGTAACGAATAAGATTATCCGTCGATTGTAAGAGCTATAGCAGCTTCAGGACGTAGGATTCCATGACCCATTGCATACTTAGCTACCATGAGCGTCGCTTGACGTTCAATTAAATATTCAGACTCAACTGACAAATCCATCAACTTAACAGTTCCGACTGCTGATTTATGGAATACTAGACCCATTACATCATCATCATCTTCACCTGAGTAGTCGTTATTGCCATCACCACTCTTACCTGTTGGGTTATCGTAGTGAGTATCTTCATGTAGAACATTGTTGGATTTGTAAATTTCAAATCCTGCGATCATAGGCACTCGACCTGAACCAAACCCTGAACCACCAATGTCAGTATTAGCTACTGAAGTAGCAACGCTGTATCCTGATGAAGCACCATTACTTATTAAGTTATAGTATAGAGTTGGAGTAAGAACCACAAAGCGGTCTTGAGCAGGAACATCACTACCATCTAAAGAAGCTGCTGCATCAAATAATGCGTTCACTAACTTAGCTGATGTAATAGTGTTCTGAGCTGCACCACTACCACCGATAGATATCTGACCACCGCCATTTGTTAAAGGCGCAGAAAGACCTGTAGTCAATGCACCGTTAACCATTTGACGAATCAAATGCCTGTCAGTTTGACGTGCGAGAGCTGCTCCCATTTGGCGAGTGTATTCGCTACGATAATCGTAGTGAGACTTTGCCTCGTCAATAGATGGAATTAACTGAGGAACAACTAGCAAATCGTCAATGCCGATTGTTTTCTCAGCATGTTTGATAGCTGCATAGTCATATTCAGTCTTTGCTGCTGCACCATTGTTTGCGCCTGCATCATCTATTACAGATGTACCTGCTACGTGATAGTCTGCACTTGTCGTGCCAATTACAGGGAATTGAGCCGATTTCCCTTGACTAATCGTTCTAACGGTATGTAAAGGCATCATCACGTTGAACTCGTCAAACGCTGCCAATACTTCACCTGAGAACTGTTTGAGGAATAGTGCATTCGCGTCGCCCGCTCCTGACACTTGTCCTGCCCGACCCATTATGTCGCCATAAGCCATAATAAACCTCCTAGTTTATATATGTGTTAAAAAAAAATTGTGAAAGAAATAGAATCTTGCTTGGGTCGTAGAGTTATCCTTCGCAAAGGGCTGAACACTTACGCTCAATTCTAGGTTTCCAACATCAGAAGATGTTAGAGACCGCGAGTTTGCGTTGAACAGACTCGCGGAATGCAGGGTCAGACGCATAGCGAGGGTCTTGCATTTCACGTTTCATTTGATCTAATGACTCGTATGCTTGAACTCCTGTGCCTGTAGTCTTACCTTGCATAAGATTTGGTTGAGTACCATTTTCTAATTGGTATCTAGCTTGTAGACCCTTAACAGCACTCATTGTTTTGGTAGTATCCCCTGAATTAACAGCTTCATCATAGACAGCTATTTCTTCAGGAGTTAAACTGTTGGAAGCCCATTCAGTCATAGCTTGGTATGACTCCTGTCCTCCTACTTCGTTGTACACTGTTTGTGTGTACTGTTGCTGCATAGCAGCTTGACCTTGTATGTAAGCATTAACCATGTCTTTACTTACTCCAAGTTTTTCTAAACCTGAATAATCTTCTTCATCAAGCTGTCCGTTCTCAGCAAAGCGTTGAGAATAATAGTTCATATCCTTTTCACTTAACTCAGGAATGCTTAGATCTTGTTTAGTATCTGATTCTTCAGTTTGTTTTCCACTTTGTTTGGACTCTAGCTCACCATAAGCCTTAGCCATATCTTCAGGGGAATTAAATTTCTCAGGAAGCCACTCAGGTCTTTCCGACTGTGGCTGTTCTTGAGGTTGTTCTTGTGTTTGTTCTTGTGTCTGTGCAGCTTCTTGCTCAGGACTTAACGCTCCTGTTTCTTCTCCACTTACAGTTAATGATTCAGTTACACCCATATTAAATTATGCACCCTCCATTTGTGCTTGTTGTTTAACTTGTTCTTGAGTAATGTTGCCCATTGCGTCTACCGCGTTAGGAGCAACTTGGCTCGCCATCTGAGCCATCTGAGCTTGTTGTTGTTCTTGCATCATTTGCTCTTGGTCTTTAATTAAACCTTCTGTATCTAAACCTAGTGAGGCAGCTCTGCGCTTTAAATACTCATCTATATTTACATACTGTGCAAGAGCTTCTGCTCCGAGCACCTGACCTATTCCTGCAATAAAAGAATCTAATTTATTTAGATCTTGTCCGCGTCCAAGAGCTTCTACCCCTGTAACTACGACAGGTAGTACAAACCCTTTAGGTAGTGATGGTATCTTTTTAGACTTCATCATCTTAGCCATAAGGATTTTAACTAAAGGTAGTTGAAATTCTTGTGATAGTACCGAGTACACACCACCGAGCTGACGTTCGATAGCTTGTGTAACAAGCCTAACTTCTTCAGCGGTTACACGTTCTGCTCTACGAATCGCAGCTTCGGTTAGCATAAACGCATAGTTCAATCGCTCTGATATTTGATTGATCGTTTCAAAAGCTATTCTAAAGTCTGCATGTTTTTGTGTTTGCAAAGTAGTTACATCTCCTGCATTGCCCTCGATAATAGCTCCGTTAGGGGCTTGAGCAATACGAGCCTTACGAGTTACACCGTTCGGCGCAACCATGAACAATAGTTTGGCAGAAGCAGCCGATCCTTCAACAATAGATTGAGTGAGTGCTTCAAGAGATTCTAGATCTCCCATGTATTCTTCAACGTATCCTCGTCCGTAGTCCTCTCCATCAACACGATTAAGTCTTAAAGCAAGGTAAGGGCACTTATCTTTGTCAAAAGTACCATAAGAATCCTCCAAACGGATACCACCAATCTCTTGAAATACTTCAACTTTATTAGAATCTGTGTATGTTATGGAGGTATACAGGCTGACGGTATCAACGTCTGAAGGGTTTTCACCTATTAGTGCTTCTTCAGGAGCTTGGGACTTAGATATTTCTTCTTTGACGATTATACGTTCTACGTTACCCATAGGGTCTCGTTTAACAACAAATCTATCAAGGTGAAAAACTCGGAGTCCTCCGTCATCTGTTATATGTAACAGGACGTTGCCTGATACAATTAAATGTTTAAGTGCTTCAAATGAACCTATGCGGTAGTTGTTACTTTCAACTTCTCGCATAACTTCTCTTTCCATTTTTGAGAGAGAATCTTCTACCTCTCCTTTAATATCTCCTGCTCCTTCTATCTCTTGCTTGGCTTTAGTGTCTAGCATAAGCCTAAAGAAGGGAGCATTAGGGGGAAGTAAGGAAATGTTTAAGGCGTTAGCTAAATTATTAACACCTCTACTTCCTACGCTTTGGAATGGAGTCTCATATTTTGTACTAGCCGAATTTCCTGATGGTGGTATTAACGTAGGTATCGTGAGCTTAGAGGCATCTCTAGCTCGTTCAAGGTACATCTCTCGTTCACCTTGCCATCTTTCGTATGTACTTTGACACTTTTCCATTAAGTTGGAATACCTAACCCCATATCAAGGGTAGGGTTTCTAGTTTGAGTTACTGCTGTTTTTCCTAGCCTTCTTTGACCTCTTTGTGCATATCCAATAGCTAAAGGATTGCTCATTGTTTGAGCTAAAGGTTCAGGGGCAGGAGGACGTGGAGGTGGTGGTTTAGGCAGCTCCTGCTTTGGCATACTTCCGCCGAAACACATTAGATTACAAAGACTCCGACTAAGAGACCTGCGGTAAACCAAATGATATTAGAGGCATTTTTAGTGCCCCACTCTTTTATATAAGATGAGAATGCTGACATAGCTAATTATTTAATATATTATCGTTCTGCATATCAAAAATTTCTTGTAATAAAGTTACTACAGAACGCCGACCTGCATTAAACCATATTTCTCTATCAGGTTCTAGTAAGTCAGGACATTTATTTGGAATTAATTTATCAAGAGCATCTATTTGCGCTTGAGTAATTCTAGGGAAGTTTTCTTTGTTTGCTTCGATCATGTTAGTTTTAAAAGGTGTTCAGAGATTAAACCTTGTTTGTTAAAGAAACACATACGCTGTAAGGCTAATCCTCCTTGCGCTAGTTTTTCTCTAGCAAACTCGTTTCCTGATTCGGGGCTACCGCTCAAGAAAAAATAGACATCACGATTTAGTTCTCCTGATGCGTGAGTGTGGTGGTGTCCAACGCTAAGGAATTTCCAATCTTTTATATTATGCGTCCACCCCATAGCTTTTTTAAATATAGCGTTTACGTTAAAGGGATTACCTCCTCCTACTTGATCTCCATGTACGCAGAGGATTCCATTCCCTGCTACTTGTTGTTTGACATACCAAGTTTCTGAAATATCCCACACCATATTTTCTACACCTGCGATTTCACACATAAGCTTTGCAGTATTGTAGGCTACCAAGTCCCAATTTGTTTTCCTGCTGTGTCCTCCTCCCTTAAATCCTGATCGACCATGATTACCATGCACCGCTGCTATTTTAATTTTAGGGACAAGAGGAGACAGTTTTGTAATAGCGTGGGTAATTAACTGAGGTACAGTCTTTACTGCCTGAGTCCACAGGTCATCATCAATCTCAAACGGCTGACCTGCGAATATAGCTTCTCCTTCTACCATATCCCCCTGAAGGACAATATGTAAGACTTTCGGTTCTTCTTTTCTTAGCAAATCAGCAGCTTGGTTTGTCATCTGCTGTACTCTTTTAGTAGCTATCTTTGAGTCATAGGTATCGGTTACCTTACCGACCTGCCAATCAGACAAACACAGCCACGCCTCAGACGCTTTCTTACGCTGTTTCTTAGCCTTTCTCTTAGATTTTGATGGAGGGGCTGTGTAGACCTTAACGCCTCCTAGAGACCGCTCTACGGCTTGGTGGATTAAAGACTCGGTAGATTGTTGTTTAGCTAACTTGTTGTACGATTTCCGTACCTCAGATTTAAGTCGTTTCATTTCGACTTTCATCTCGGTTACTTCGTTCACTTGTTCGGGGATAATACCCATAGACAGTTATGTAAATTTATGGTATACTGCTAAAGCGCGTATGTGCGTAGTATAACAATGAGTCAAGACAAAATTAAAGAAGTTTTAGAGAAACTTCATTCAGACGTAGCTCAAGAATTACTAGATCGTATTACCACAGGAGAGGCAACAGCAGCAGAAATAAGCATAGCTGTTAAATTTTTAAAAGATAATTCGATTACAGTAGAGATTGAAGAGAGCGAACCTGTATTGAACCTAGCTAAATCTTTACCGTTTACAGAAGCTAAAGAAGCGTGAATGTTCCTGAAGAGCTGAAGGACTTCCGTAACTTCGTATATCTTGTGTGGGATCATCTTGGGTTACCTGAGCCTACACCTGTACAGTACGACATAGCGCATTATCTTCAACATGGCGAACGCCGTCAGATAGTCCTTGCATATCGTGGGGTAGGTAAGTCTTACCTGACTTCAGCCTATGTGGTATGGAGTTTATTACTAAACCCTGCACTTAATATCCTAGTAGTATCGGCATCTAAGACTAGGGCAGATGACTTCTCTACGTTTACACAGAGGTTAATTAATGAGATGCCTATTCTCAGACACCTCAAAGCTCGACCTGATCAAAGGGATTCTAAGATAGCTTTTGATGTAGCTCCTGCTCCTGCTGCCCACGCTCCATCTGTTAAGTCTGTTGGAATAACAGGACAAATAACAGGATCTCGTGCGGATATAGTGGTAGCAGACGACGTAGAATCTCTAGGTAATAGTGAGACACAGGGTATGAGGGATAAGCTAGGTAACTTAGT